CCCAATTCACGTAGTCAGATGGAAGTACATATCTTAATGAGTCAGCTACACTTAGTTCTAATACTTTTACTTCTTTAAAAGCATCATAATTAAGTTCTTGTATTGCTCGTTTTGCATGAAATATAATTTTATATCGTTCTTCATTATTCACTAATGAGTGATTTCCTGAGTACATTAATAGAAAATTATTTACTATATCATCTAAGCTAACATATTGATAAGAACCCCAATTTGCATCTTGAGGTTCATTACCATTATTATCATAATATTGATATTCAGATATATACGCCATTTTTTATTTTTATTATTATTATTGTTGCATACTGAAACTTGGTTGCTCGTGCTGTTGTTGAGCAGTTCCAAATTGAGACACTTCTATTTCACGAAGTGATATACCAAAGTACTCAAGCATTTTTGTTACTAACTTATAACCATCTTCGTTTGGCAATTCAAAATCTTGATAATCAGGTTGTGATTGGTCAAATACAGGTTCCCCACTATTCAACGATATATAAGTCCATTTAGGAACTTTTGGATATCTAAAATACACTGCCTGAACTTTTCCTTTTGCATCTATAGTATCAGGATATAACTTAATTGTAGTTCCTTCTAAAGTATATGATGGATAAAACTCAGAAGGACTTGTTAAAGATGAGTTATTAAGCATTGTTATTTTACTAAGGCTAACTTTATCAGCTTCTTTTAAATTTTTTGAATAAATATTATATGTTTGTCCTGATGCTGTAAAAATATTTGAGCTTAATGCTAATGAGGCATTTGAACTAATAACTGAAATTGTAGCAATAGCACCTGTATTTTGATTAACAACAGTATCTCCTACAGATAATCCATCAGATAAAAATGATGCAGTAGAGTCTATAAGTAACCCTGATACTGAAGCTGTAGTTGTACCTGATGCAAGCTTATTAGTATGACATAGTATTTTTAAAATATAATAAGCATCATTACCTACAGTAGTAACAGTAGGCGTAGAGAATGAACTTCCTCCTAAATTTACTAAATAATCTGTAACTAAGAATGACTCTAATGTTTCAGCTATAGGTTGTGCCACATCGGCATAATCAGTCCCTGATACACGAGTATTTTCGGCATTTATAGTTTTATTAAAACTACTATAATATTCTTCATATATTTCCATTTGTGCGTTAGCCGCAATCAAATTAAAATCTGAAGGAGAAACATATCCGTAATTATTTTTATTTAGTATTGTTAATACTGAATTTCTAACTTCGTTTATCATTTTAAATCTTTTTACAAATATACATAAAAAAAAAGCACAGAATTATCTCCTGTGCTAATTTCCGACCATGGACACCATAATCCCGTAATCTTTTTTATTTTACTAAGTTTGCTTCTAACATTTTTAGTGAATCAATACCTTCATCACTTGATAAGAAGAAAGCGGCCATATCATAAGGGTCTTCCCCAAATGGTACTGATAACATTTTCTTTTTGTTAGTAGGGCTATTAAACCATACTTCTCTATCGTTATTTCGTAATGCTAATAATTTTTCTTCGAACAATAAACGAATTTTAGCCTGAAATTGTAACTCAGGGTCATTTAATGTAGCTAAGAAACCACGAGGGTCATTTTTAGCAAATACCAATATGTCTCTTTTTAATTCTGCCGTAGAGATAGTTGATGGGTCCTTACCGAACATAACTCTAGTAAGGGTTTCAAGTTGGTCAAGAGATAATTTTCTTGCTTCAACTAATGCATCAATTTCAACATCTAAATCTTCTACTTCTGAAGCTGCATTCTTTTCATCATCTACTTCAACAAAAACTCTACCGTTTAAAGGATGGTAATGTAAAAAAGCTTGTAATGCAGGGTTTGTTCTAGGAACACTTAAAAATCCATCTTCAAACATAATCGGTTCAATGATTGCATTTCCATCTTGTTCATCCTCAAAAGGAGATTTCTGATTTACTGCATATCTAAGAGCACGATTTTGATTATTCTTTTCATCATACCACATTAAAGGAAAACGAGGATGATTTCTTGCCGCCAAACTATAGGAAAGCGGAGTTCCTTGTACTAATTTATAGACCTTGTCTACTGAAACAACTGTTGCCATTTTTTATAAGATTTAATATAATTTAATTTAAAAAATAAAAAGGAGAGCGCCAATAAAGACACTCTCCAATTTGGTATTATTTAACCGTAACGGAATAATACGAAGTTATTTGCACCAAGAGTACATACACATCTTTCAGATAAGAAGTTAACCTCCATTGCATCTAAGTCAGATGTTTGAGCACCACCGGCAGAACCTGTAATCCACGTTTTGTATCTACGGTCTTCAGCTTCTGAAGCACGGTATCTTACGTGTAAGAAAGGTCGTTTCGCATTTTTACCCATGATTTGGTCATACACTGAAGTAGAACCTGCGGGAACTAAAAGACCTGTGATTGTACCTGTTGCTGTAGCAGCAGTAGTATTCAATCCACCTCTCATAGTTGGGTCATTTAAGTATTTCCAATCAGATTTGTAGAAATCATAACCTCTACGGAATCCTGTAAATCCTAAGTTCAAAGCCATATCAACATCATTATCGAATAAACCGAAAGATGCAGATTGAGCAACACCACCTGAAGTGTAACCGTTTAATGTAGCTAACATGTTGTCAATATCAAAAGATAATCCACGGTTAACAAACACAACGTTTTCTTCGATAGCACCTTGCTTATCTAAACGAGAAACGATAGAATCCCAATCAGACAATGCAGTTGGTGTACCACCACCCCAAACATTTCCTCTATTGTTTACAACATAGAAGATACCTTCAGTACCACCTGAAGTACCCAAAACAGCCAAAGCTCCTGAACCTGTCTGAGCAGGAACTGCTTCAATCATTGCAGTTTCAAGATAATCTTCAAAACGTAAACGAGTCTCATGCTCTGATTTCAAATACCATAAGTAACCTGTAGCACCGTTCTCAGTAGTAACTTCAACCCATCCGATTTGAGCCATATCAGAACCATTAACAGCATATTTATCTTTTATGATAATAGGCTTGTTAGAGTAGATATCATCTTCTGCTTCCAAAGAACCTACCATACCGTTAGTTCCTTTTTTAAACTCAGAACCGTAAATGAATACAGTACAGTTAGTACTTACAGCAAATGCTTGTCCTGTTGACTCATAATAAGCTACAGTAAAAGTAGTTGCAGAAGGAACTGCAGTAACGATTGCTTTGTTGAAAACACCTGAAGTGTTGTTTTGAATCATTACAGTTTGATTTACTCTAATTGCAATAAAAGTAACACCTGTATCGGCTACAGTAAAAGTTGCTGTGTTAGAGTTAATTGCTGCCGCTGATTGACAAAGAGTGTACTTAATGTGAAGACGACCTTGTTCTGCCCATTTGATTTGGTCAGAATTAGAAGGCATCTCAGCGCCTACCATTCTCAAGAATGATGCGATGGTTCTATTACCATAACGCTCGAACTCTTTTTCGTAAGTATCAGGAAGATACTGATTCAAAAAGTTAAAGTTGGTAATATAGTTTGTTGATAACGCTACTTGCTCCGCTGCCGGTTGTAATGCAAAAGTAGGCGTTCCTAATAATCCACTTGCCATTTTTTTTAATTTTTAATTGTTTTTAAATTCTTTTTATACTGCGAATCTTTAGACTTCTACCGGAATCAGGGTTCATCGCTTTTACCTGCATTCCATCTGATGATTTACTTATTGTAGGTGCTTTTTGTTCAGACATTTGAATGTTTTTAATACTCTTCATTGTACCGTCCGTTCCGTCTGCTTGCCCTTGTTCGTAAAAAAACTTTGCGAACTTTTCAGGATTCATCGCAATTGCTAATGACCTATGATAACCTTCTGCGTCTTTAATTAAACCTTGCTCATCCAAATACTTGTTTATAAAGTTTGCAGGAGTTGATTGGCTCTTTCTAAGTTCAGAAGCGTCTCCGGGACTGAAAGTGATTTGTTTGTCATTAACATTGAACTCAAAACCTTTGAACTCTTTGTTAAATACTTCATCAGACTTTTGGTTAAACCAATTTCTTTTTCTTTCATTCTCTTCGTCAATAGTCTTCGCTTGCTTGGTATATTGCTTATAGCTTTCATAAACTTCTTTCTCCTCATCAGAAATAAATGCAGTACTTGACTCAAGTGGCACTTTATACTTTTCTTTTTGAGTATTAAAAAATCTTTTTGCTTCAGCAACAGCCTTTTTCTTTTCTAATTTAATTCTTCTAATACTTGATTCATCATCATTGTATTCGTCATATCTATAACTTTCCATTAATGTATCAATATCTTCAGAATCTAGCCCCTCTTGAGTAGCTAATAGATAACTTGTAAGTAAACTATCCGCAGGCATTGAGTCATAATCTTTCTTAAGATTTAAAAAGTCCTCAAAACCTCTTCCTGTTTCTTTTTTATATTTCATATAAGCAGATACATCTTCAGGTAAAGCTTCCGCTTCTTCTCTTTGAGATGTTAACTCATCTAATGAATTAATCTGTTTATTATATCTTTTTCCAATATATGAAAGAACTTGTTCTTCGTTTAACTCAGGAGCTTCTTCTATAATTGGCTGTATAATAGGCTCAATAATTTGTTGTATCTCCTGCTCTTGTTCTTGTTGTTGTTCGTGTTGTTCAAGTAATTCTTGTTCTACTTGAGCAGTACCTTTTTCTTCTATACCATCTAACAACCTTACTTTGTATTCCATTTGATTTGATTTTAATTTGATTTAATATTCTACAAATTTATGTAAAATTTTTGATATATTATCGAGGGTTAAATTCTGACAAATCAAACCCATCTAAACTGTCTTCATTTGATTCAAAATTCAACGGAGGTAAATTATTTTTACGTTGGTCTATCAATTTAGATTGCTCTGTATTCTGTTGGCTAATACGTTTAGCCTTAGCATCTTCACGGTCTTGTTCACGCTTACCTAAAGTACCCATTTCCATATTATGAAGTTGTTGATTATAAGCAAATTCTTCAGCCATTAAGTGAGATTTTAGTTCAGCTTCTACTTGCATCTTCTTAATATCATATTCAATCTCCATTTGCTTTAACTGCATTTTAGCTTGCAATTCTCCTTGCATTTTTTGCATAGAAGTTTGTGCGGCCATTTGTTGAGACTGTAATTGTTGTTGAGCAGTCATAGCTTGTTTTTGCATAGCCATCTGTTCTTCTCTATCTTGTTTCTTAATTCGCTTCATCTTTAATAATTGATTAGCAAGTTTAAGATTTTTTATCTCACGTATATCAATTGCATCTTCAAGGTTAATATCTCCTTTAGATAATGCCATCTGAATATTTGCTTCCAATTGAGCTTTTTGTTCTTCATCAGGAGCAATTTCTATAAATATTCCAAAATCATATATATATAAATCTGATATATCATTTAAAATAGAAACATTATATCTTCCAATTTTATTTATGAATTCATCTTTAAAGTCAGAGTATTCTAAAATATCTCCAATTCTATATGTCAATGCTTCTGCCATTGAACGATAGATATATAA